TCCATTAACGACTTCATGTATGTACTCCTTATCATTCATGTAGTGTGCTAACATCCTCAGTTCAATACCTGAAGCATCAACACCTACTAGTTTATATCCTTTGTTTACTACCCATAATGCTCTGCATTCTTTTCCATACGGAGAGTACACAGCAGGAATCTGAGCCATGTTGGGCGACTGGTGACTCATCCTCCCTGTAATTGTACCATTGGTAATTACTCTACCATGTACTCTTCCGTCTTCTCTTACTGCTTCAATCCAAGAACTGACTTGAGCAATTCTTTTCTGTAGCATAAGAAACCTGTTAATTAATTTAGCCTCAGGAATATTATGTATCTGACTTAATACTTTTTCATCCACAATAACATGACCCTTATCTGTTTTCTTCTTAGGCTTCCACCCAAGTAACATTAATCGTTCAGCTATCTGTTGTCTTGAACCTAAATTAAATACTTTATAACTTACCTTTGTAAAAGGAACTCCCTTAACATAACCTCTTGCTTTATTGTTAGACTTAGGAATAAACTCCTCTTCTATTTTTAAAGGTGGAAAACTTTCTCTAACCTTAGAGGTTAATCTATTCATCTCTTCCTGAAACATTGCTTGTAATCCATAAGCTTCTACAATATCTAACTTGAAACCTAACTCATGTTGCTTTTGAATTATCTCTGCTGTCTTATGTTCTAACTCAACAGACTCTCCAAACTCTGTACCCATCTTTCTTTTTAAGAAGTGATAAAGTTTTTCTGTCAAGGCTACATCGTTTCTACAATAGGTTAGCATTTCTTCTGTAAGAAAATCAAACTGTTCAAACTGAATTTTATTCTGTCCTAATTTTTTACCCCAATTTTTTAAAGAATGTCCTCCGTCTATAATAGGATTAAACAATCTTGATAATACTAAGGTGTCTGTTAACTTACAGTGTTTAAATATATCTGAACCAAAGAACTTATTTAAAACAGGAACATCAAAACCTAGAATGTTATGTCCAATAAATTCTTCTGTCTGTTTAGCAAACTCTTCAAAGCGATGAAGATTCTTTCCGTCTTTGAATTGATAATAGTCATCACCATGTTTGCATACAATGCACCACACCTTATCGGTGGTCATGGTTGTTTCAATATCAAAAACGACTTGTTTAAACTTCATCAAGATTAATTTCTTTAAGTCTACCAGTATCAGAGTCGTATAATAAATCACAACATGGACCAGTAGTACCTGAGAATCTATTCTTTAATACTCTTACCCTTGTAGTGTTTCTTATTACTGGGTCATCATTTTGTGCATCTCGTTCCAATCCTATGACCATGTCACTTAGCTGACCTATACTTGCCGAACCTCTAAGTTGAGAGAGTGAAGTTGCAGCACCTTCCTCATGACCTTTACCTTCAGGTCTTCTAAGGTGAGATACAACTATCATAGCTAATCCTGTTTCTTGTACAAGAGTTCTAAGCCTAGTCATAATTTCATCTAATGCTCTTCGTTCATCTCCGTGTTGTTGGTCTGATACAATGATACTAACATGGTCAATGATAACATACTTACAATCTAAACCTTTAGCTAAGTATCTAACTCTTGAAACAATATTATCAATTGAGTTAGAACCAAAATGGTCAAACATAAATACTCTACCAGTACCTACTGTTGCATCAAAATAGTTTTTAAGTTCTTCTTTACTTACATGAACATCAGGTAAATGTAATCTTTGATTTGCTTCCACACTCATTAAACCTTTAGAAGTAATGACTGGTGTTTCTTCTAACATAAGCAAACCAATATTATCTTCTGTAGTTTTAATCATATGATGTACAACTTCTCTCATCACTTGTGTTTTACCTAACCCTGAACCTGCTGTAAAGGTAACTAATTCAGATGGTCTGATACCATAAGTAATTTTATTCATACCCTCAAAAGGATATTGAACAAAAGCTTTAGTGATTGGTTTAGCAATCTCATCAAACAAAACATTAGCATTAATGATACCATCAGGTGCATATAACTTAGCATCCCAAAAAGCTTTAGTATAAATCTGAATACTGTTTTTACTTAAGCAATCAGAAGCATCTTTTAATCCTTCAGGTAAATACATTATCTTACATTTTCCTGGACTAAATAGTTCAGCTACTTTTAATGCACCCTCTTGACCATGCTTGTCATTATCAAAATTTATAATGATGTTATCAAATTGTTCTAAGTAATCTAAACTTCCTTTGATATCTTTAACTGCCGAAGTAATACCATTCTTAATACTAACAACTGGTGTTTCATATTTAACAGTCTTAAACATTTGATAAGCTGATAAACAATCTAACTCACCCTCTGTTATAATTATATATTTATTTTTTTGAAATAGATGTTCACCGAATAAGCCTGACATTTTAGTATTACCTTGAATACTAAATTCTTTTAGCTTAGTGAACCTTGTTTTAGTTGCAATCTTTGCACCTTGTTTATCATGATAAGGATAGTAATGGTGTGTGATAGCACCCATTGTATCTATCTTAACTGTAACTCCGTACCTCTTACAACTTTCTTCCTTAATGTTTCTATCTACAATTTCTGCGTAGTTAGATTCAGCTAATAAGGTTTTTGATTGGTACTCGTTAGTACCATTCGTTGTACCCTCTGTGATTTCCATATCATATTCCTTTATGTATTGTTGACATGAAAAACAATAAGCTGAGTTATCTTTGTTTACAGATACTGCGTCACTACTTGAACATAGTGGACATGGTAAATGAAACTTTACAAATCCATTATTATCTTCTTCCATTGTCGCCCTTCGTTATTAATTATGTATAAAAAAAGGAGAGCCAGTTATGAAGCCGACTCCCCTTGGAGATAAGTATAATGAAACTGCCATTATAACTTATGGCTATATGCAGTTACTAAAAGTCTTCTTTAATATTGCTATCCGCATTTCCTTCTGCTGATTCAATAATATCAAAGTCTTCCTTTGGTGTGTACTCTACTAGGTTTTTAACTTGAACTGCTTGTAAGTCTAAACCTTTACCAGTCTTACCTTTGTAATTCCAGTCATAAGATTTATACATCACAACTACTTTGCTTCCATTACCTACTATTTTATCTAATGGTTTTTTTGCTCCATCCACTATCATAGGTGGTTGGTTTTTATCCCCATTATTTTTGGAAACTTTTCTTTTAAACTTGATAATGTTTTTAATTGTTTCACCATCAATAGTTGTTTCACCTAAAGTGAAACCTTCTTTAGCAAACTGTGCTGCTGTGTCATCATCCAATGCTAAATCTATTCTCCACATTGGTTCAAACTTTTCATTGGGTCTTGACAAAGATGCCCAGTATGCTGTTCCTTCTACTTGTGCCATATTATTATACCTCTATATTTATTAGTTTTTATTATTAAAATGGTAGTAAGCCCCATACTTTTTGTGCGTAAATAAAAGTATAAGTTCCAACTACTTTTGCTTTATATATTAACCAAGACATATGTGTCCTTTATTGTTATTGTTAATTGTTATTATGTTGTTAACATAATTTATTGTTACTGTCAACACTTATCCCTTTTTTATTTTAACACTTTGATTATCAAGCTTGGCTTCTAGTTCAGCTATCTTTTTACCCATAGCTTTTACATCATCCGTAGCTTGTTCTAGCTGTGTTAGAATCTGTTTAATTTTAGTATCTTTAGTAGAAGACAATTCAATAGCATCATTTTTTTCTTTAGTCATGTCTGCTATAGTTAACTTCAATTCCCTTAATAAATCTTTTTGACTCATGTTTTATAATTTATAACATCCCTCGTTAAATAATTCTTTAATTGGAATCACTACACATTTACTTGCATTATAATCTCCTACATTTTTTGTGTGTGTCTTTTTATATTTCTTTACTATTTTTTTTAGTCTGCTTACTCTAAAGATTAACATACAATGTTCTTGCTTATCTAACTCTAGAATATGAAACCACCATTTAGCTTCTGTCTTATCTATACCTGAAGGTTTTTTTCTGAACTCATATTCAATAGCTATATTGCCTGTCTTCCTCCACCAACTTCTCTCTGTTTTTATTTCTACCTGTTCCTTACCAAGTAACTCTGCAACTCTCTTCTCTCTTATCTTACCATACTTTAAGTCTATATCAAACTTATAGTTCTTATTTAACTTCATATCTTTTGTCATTATTGTTCCTCTGTAAAAGTACACAGATATTCTAATAGAAATTTATGTAAGTTCTTCTTATCAAATTTCTTATTAGTATTACCTTCTACAATCTTATGATATATATTAATAATAAAGTAAGGTTGTAGGTTTGCATAGTCGCATACCTCGTTAAAATCTGAATTGTTTTTATTGAACCAAGCTTTTGCATCATCAACAATCTTTACTCTTGATGAACCCCATGCATGAATATCCATACCTAAAGCATCTAAGATGTTGCGTACTATAACTGACCTCCATAAAATCAACTCACTTGTTATTAGAAACTGCCTAGGTTTATAAGCACTATCATCTTTAGTGTTAACTTCTTCTGACATTTCTAATCCTTTTTTATTTCACTTGTTGAAATACTTTTATTTTTTTTACTGTTTGATTTCTTTACTTGTTCTTTATATTTCTTTTCGTTTATCTCTTCAACTGTACTGCGTATGAACTTAACATTTCTTTCAGCAACGATAGCATTAGAAGTAAACTGTACTTTCTTTTGAAGCTTACTCTCATCTGTAACATTATCAAAACAATCTTCAACAGCCATGTCTACATTCACATATGTTTTCTTTAAATAAAATCTACTCATATTTCCTTCACTAATTAATTTTTAATTACTATCATATTTATGCAGTGTTGTATACACTACAAATCTTTTATTATTTCTATTGCTCTCCAATGCTTTTCTTTTTTCCTTATATAACCCTTCCATTCTATGTATCCTAACATATTAAATATAGAACTCTTAGATTTGTGGTTCATAAAAATCTTCATCTCTTCAAAGCTAGGCATCATTTGATGTTCTTTGTAATAAGATTTTAGAAATTTATATAGTTGTGTTTGTCTTTTTGTTAACATAATTTATTGTACCATATTATTGTGGCTAGATTGTGACAGAAATAAGTCAATAGAATCAATAGCTTATTACTCGTTGTTAGTTATTCCCCTTGTTCTTAGTAGTCTTTCATAAGCAATATCAGCTTTAAGATATTCAATCTCTGCTTTCTGTTCTTCAATGATTCTTTCTAAATCATTCTCACCTCGGTCATCTTTTTGCTTATAAGATTTACTCCAATCAGGGTCAAAAGAATCAAAGTCATTATATTGTTTTTCTTTTTCTTTAAATAGATTCAACTGTTTCATCATAATTATAATCCTTTGATTGTTCAAATAAAAAATATTCTAAATTAGAATTGTCTTTACTATCTCTCATTAATTCAACATACTTATCTGCACTAGATAGTTTATCAAATTGTTTATCAACATAAAAACTGCTATGACTTTTGTACTTAGCCATAACAATATATTTATTTACTTGTTGTTCTTTTTCTTTTGTAAAAAACATTTGCTCTCCTTTGTTATGCAGGTTGTTGTCCAGTTTCTAAAAATATTTTCCACTCGTATCTAAATGAAAAGTTACATAAATCAAACTGAAACATTGCGTCTTCTAAATCAGATGCATTTATAAATAGATGTATATTATTTTTTATATTGTGAAACATATAAACAGAATTATTATTATCCGTATCCATATGTTCACACTCTATGTCAGTTTTATCTTTTACTTTTTTAGTTTTCATTATAGCATATCTCCTTTTCTAATTAGTTGTTCAGTTACTTTTTGTTTGATTAAATCTTTAACCTTTTTATTTTCTTTAGTACTACCAAAGCTTAATACTTCTACATGAGTATCAAACCAATCTGCTTTTGCTTTTGTTTTCTTTTTCTTTTTCATACTTCCTCCTGTTAATGTATTATTTTATTTTTACAAACTCCGATGTTAATTAAAGTCATGGCTTGTTCTTCAAAGTAAGAACCTAAACGATAACACATCCCTGTATCTATTAAGTACTGCCATGCTTCTACCTCTTCGTTTATATTTGTTAGTGGTATATGTCCGTCACATCTACCAACTGCTTGATGCAAATCTAATACAAATTTTTTATCTAACTTTAATTTCTTATAAAGTTTATAGTAATTGTATTCTTTTTTATTTGCAAAAACTTTCTTACCATACAATGGTATTTTAATTCTTATCTTTTTATTCTTCGTACTTGGCATTTTCATTTTCCACATATACTCCTGCTAGTTTTAAAGTATCAAACTGGCTAGGCTTAACCTCATCAACACTATATATTTCTACTAATCTCATACCATCATCAGTCCAATATGCTGAACCATCAGAAGATTCTTCAGTAATATTATTTAAAAAGAAAGCTGATAATATTCTATGGTCTTTATCATCCTCTTGCCAATAGTTCATATCTTTTAAATTTTTACTTGAATAGATATGTCTATGAATATATTCATGCTCACCATTCTGTTCATGAAAACTGTACATCCAATAGTCCATTACTTAACCTCCTTAATTTCTACATCATCGGTACTCATATCATCTTTCATTACTTCCCACTCATCATTTAGATACTCATCATCTTCATATCTTTGCTGTGCTTCATCTTCATTTTCAGCCATGACAAAGTTTCTTTCAATAATAAAACCAGTCTTCATAATACTTACCTCATACTTTTTCATATGTCCTCCTATATTTTAGTTCCAAATACTGTTGTTTCTTTTTCAGGTTCGTTGCTTGAGTACACTAATTTAATTCCTTTAACAGCAGGAAAGTTTTTATCGTATTCTTCTAACCATTCTTGTTCAGTATCATATACTAAGTACTCGTACCACTCCTGCTTATAACCTTCTTCTTCCAACCCCCACCTACAAAGCAGGTCTACCTTAGTTAGCTTGGCTACTTGACTAATGTCTGAGTAGTCCCAATCAGGGTCTAAATAATATTCATGCATACCACCTATACTCCAACCATCACTACCTAATTCTTCCTGTCTAAATTTATCAGCTACCCATTCAGCATAGACTCTTAAATTTTCTAATGTATATTCTCTTGTCGGTGTTCTCATCTGTACTCCTCATACTCTGTTAATATTTCGTTGTATAAATCTTCAATAACTTTGTCATCCATAAGATATGGATTACTATTATCATTGAATACATATTTATTTTTTAAGATTTCTTTAACCTCTTGTAAGTCTATTGGCTCAATTAGAAGTTCTTCTATCTGTTCCTTAACATCTTGTAGTGCTTTGTTTACTTGTCCCATTTTTTTAATTCCTCCTTAGTATAATTAAGTGAAGCCTTTAATCCCTCAACAGACCAATGGTTTTCTTTTATTAATTGTAGTATTGTTTTCTTTTCCTTACTTGCTTGGTGCTTCTCGTATGCTATTTGTCCTTGTGATTTAATCATATTAATCCTCCATTTTCAAAATCAAATTGTAGTTTTTCTAACAAGTCATTAACTAAGTACATATCATCTGACATAATGTTATGGTCATCATATACTGCATGAAGATAGTCATCACTTAACTCATCCTGATAAAAGTCATAGATTAGTTCAACCATTACATCAAAGTCTTTATTACCCCTGATAATATCAATAAGGATTTCAATTTCATCCTTACTAAATGTATCAGTGATTTCTTTTTTTGTTTTCATAGTACCTCCTTACTATACAAATGTGGCAAAAACAAGATACCACATATGCTTATGTTGCATACCTGCTATGTAATAATAACATGGTAGTTCTTAAATCGTTCTCTTTTAGACAACAATAAAATTTGCTAAAGATTATATAGAGATGCTTAAGGATATTAATTATACTATACATTACAATATTTAACAATCTCTATAACTAGTTCCAATACTCTTTAAAGTTTTTACTGTTATACTCAACAACTTTATACTCTATTTTCTTACCTAAACTTTTGAGAGCAAACTCTTCTCCGTCTTTATCAGTCGTGAAGATTTGATTAGTATACATTCTATACTCATCCTCATTCTTAGGTTTAAAAATTATAAAGTAATTATACATATGTTCTCCTTTTGTTCTAGTTATTTATTAATACAAGATTAAATATAACTAATACTACTATCAGTTCAATCATGGTTGCGTACTCCTTGTCTGTTAGGGTTTATAATACTTGCTCTTACATCTACATAGTTAGCCTCAGAATTATATTTTCTGTTGGCTGTCATGTTATCATAAATTAAATCTAACTTTTCATAGATTTCATTTATCTCTGTTAAGGTAACAATCTTCTTACCTTTAATTAGTTTAAGTTTTAGTTTATGTACTAACTCTAAAACCTTTAATACTTTTAGTTCAGTTTTTACTATTGGCATTTCTTTCTTCCTCTATTTCACTTAGGTACTCATCAACATAACCTGCTGTTGTATCGTCACAATCGTTCAGCTTATCTATTCTTCCGTCACTCCAAACAGCTTCTATAGTCCATGCCACTATTCTTAAGTCACCTTTTTTATCTGTACTCATACATCCTCCTCTAGTTTATTTGTAAGTTAAGCACTATCAATAATATGACTATCCATATTAAAGGTACACTATACTTTGGATTTATTTTCATACCCTTTGACCTCCTGTATTACATTGTCTATTACTTCTACTCTCTCTTTATGGTTTAGTTTAGTCAACTCAAAGTCAAATGGTTGTACATCTATTTCAAAACCATCATCAAAATCTTGAATAAAAAGTTCTGCTTCACTAGGTAAATCGTAACAGTACCAGTCCATAGTTTTATCAGAGTTTAGTTTAATAAACTTTACACAATCAGGATTTACTTGAACATCTATTAGTCCTTTTCTTTTTAAAGATAAAGCAATAGGACAAGCACAGAATGAACCTTGAACACCATAGTTTATATCGCCGTCAGTTATAGATATTTTCATTTCTTATTTACCTCCAATATTTTTTTAACTTTATCCACCTGTTCAACAGCCTCAAAGTATTTATCTCTAGCTTCTTGTAAGTGGTCTTTATTCTTTAAGTATATTCTTATCAAGTGTACTAAGTCAATCTCACCATACTCAAGATTTTCTTTTTTAGAATGAGAATAATATTCCTCTTCTAAAAATTCCAAGATGTCACTTGGTGTTGCTCTCTCACTCATAACAGATATAACTTTAAGGATATTCCATAAATTATACTTAGTCTTTTTTGTTTTCATACTTCCTCCGTTTTAATTGTACCATTTTTATATATGATATCTTCTACTTCTTCCATAAGAATATCTTCATCATTCCATTGTGGTACTGTACCATAAGGGATATGCTTATAGAAATCTACTGGTCTTTTATTTTCCTCGTTCATTTTTAACTCCGTTGTTATCTTTTTTTAATCCGTTAAAAAATTCCTTACAACTATCTTTATATTCTTTAGATAAATATTTGTTATCACATAAAAAATAATTTAACAAGTTTTCTTTTTTACTTCTTACTTTTTTCATTAGCCCTCCGATAAAGTTAAGAATGTTAATGCTCCACCTGACGCAATTATAATACCTAAGGTTGCGTCACCATGGATAGCAAGTAGCACACCTAAAAAAGTTACTGTAAAGCTTAGTAATATTACAGCTAAAATTTTCATATTCATTTAACCCTCACTATTTTATTATCTTTAATGGTAACATTAGCAAACCAATTTCTTCTAGTATTACATCCTGTAATTATACCATTTGATTTATACTCTTCTTTAAACATTGAGGTTTCTACATAGTCTAATTCGTATCCTATGTTAGCCTTCAATTCTTTTTTAGTTTCATAAAGTAACTGTAACATATACCCTCCGTTGTTAGTGTATTAAATATCTAAAACAAATCCACTATAATCTGTCTTAGCTTTGCCCTTTGCTTTCAAACCTACGATTGAATTTCTTAGGTCTAAAAATCTTAAGTCATGCTCATCACCACTTACTACTTGATAACCTTTATAAGTCTTAGGTAATTCTTTTCTAAACACCATGGCGACATTGCCACCCTTGCTTAAAATATCCATGCTGTCTGTATAGTTATCTTCATTTAAACTAAAAGTCAAGTGATAGTTGTTAGGGTACTCACCATTAACAAACTTCAAAGCCCTTTTTTTAATTTTGGTATAGTCATAAAATTGTACATTAGGAAACTGTTCAAAAATTTTATGCACCTCCCATGATATATCGCTAGTTGTATTCAACCTGCATACTGGAATTAAATCTTTTTTCTTACAATTAATCTCATGGTTTTTAATTTCTTTAAACAGCTTAGTTAAAAACTTTATCCTATCTCTAAAATAAAATCTAGTTCTATCTATTCTGCCTTTACTTTTTTGCTTCATGAATACTGGGTTACCTGCTGTATGCAAACAAGCTTTGGTACAACCCTTGCTTCGTTGAGAGCATACTTCAAAGCCACTTAGTTTTGCGGGTGCTAAGTTCAATCTTAGTATCCAGTATTTTTTAAACTCTTCTAGCTTCAAGTTCTTATCAGTCTTCGGGTTGCCTTCTGTAAAGGTCAATCTTTTAGGCTCATCATACTTAAATATATTTTTCATATAACCTCACCTTCTGTTTTAAAAGTATATCCTAGTCTTTTAATTATAGCTATGTCTGTTTTACCTAAGGTAACTCCACCTGTCAAGGCTTGAAATAACTTAGCTGTATTACATATAGGATATATTAATTCGTTACCATATACATTTTTTCTTTTAACTATTATTTCTTTCATGCAACCTCCAGTTCTTTCATTAGTTTTGAGTATTGTTTATCCCACTCATTTAAAAGGGGTGTCATAGTCCAATCACAAATAGAATCTTCATCACCATTATATGGTATAAGAAAAGCCCACCCCACTTGTTTATTTTCTTTATCATACATACTTATTTCTGCTTCATCCATATTTTCAATGCTATCTTTAATAGCTTTGTAGTTTTTAGATTTTAGCACATCTTCCTCGCCGTCATACCATACTGTAATTGAGCAACCCTTATCAAGTGCATAAAGCACTAAGTTTAAGTATGCTTTTTTATAGTCCACCGCTTTTTTTATATCTTCTGCTTTCATTACTTCCTCCATTTGTTTGTCTTGTTTATTCATCTATTCCTTCATAAGTTATATTTTTTATATCAAGCCAATCTCTACTAATTTCTTTTGTACTACTTACTGGATTTTCTTCCCAAAATTCAGCAGTATTAAACATATTAGTTGCAGTAGCTTTATCTTTTGCTTTAATCATAACTTCGTATGTTACCTCTTCTGAAAAGGTTACTCGAAATTTACTTTTGTTTTCTTTTTCCATTATTTACCTCCAGTTGTTATTGTTTAATGTTTTCAAAATTAATTTTAATATAATTTTGTACTATCTTTTTAAAGTTTTCTAATGAAATATCTTTAAAAATACTGTCCTGATTTTCACATTGCTTTTTTAAATCAATGTAATCTTTATTGTTTTTTGGTACTTTGGTTACTTCCATTTTTATATGCACTTTCAACCTCCAGTTGTTATTGTTTATTTATAAATTACGGCTTCAATACCTTTGATATAAGCATTTAACCAATTATAAATTTCTTTTTTAGAACCTCGATAGCTAACATCAGTACAACCTCCCATTGTATTTACTATCTGCTCCACTCCATAACTACCATTATATTGACTTATATAATAATGACCTTTATTT